TTAGATATTACAAATAGTTCTTCATACAAATTATCAAATGGTCTTGTTAGGTCACCTTTAATAGTGCAACCCGCGAGAAGATTTACATTATCTAATTCAAAGAAATCAAAAGATGGTGCTAGCTTAGGAAAAAAAACATGTAAGAATGATTGTGTAAAGGATGGTAAAATATGTAATTTTTCAAGTGGAAGATGTGTTAAACCCCAAAAAGAAAAAAATGTAATTGTGAAAAAAGTACCACTTGAAAAAATAGGTACGAGACCTTGTAAACAAGATTGTACATCTATAAATAAGATATGCAAAATAAGTTCAAGAAGATGTGTTAACCCTCCTAAAAAAAAACCTATAATAAATGGACAAAATATAAAACCTTGTAAAAAGGATTGTGCATTAGAAAGTAAGATATGTAATTTTGCTAGCGGGAGATGTATTAAACAAAAAAAATGATATATATTAATATTATAAATAAATATAATAATGAAATTAAACTCTCTCTACGATGAACTAAAAGATATTATTATTAATAAAGATAATGATTATATTAAAATGATGAATTTTGAATGCACCACACCGAGAGCATTAGTAGCAGCATTTGATGGAATATATAATACTTTGTCGATAATAAATTATAATAATAAATACAATATTACAATTGAAGAATATATTAATGAGTCAACAGTTAAAAAGATTTTTTTAAAGAAAAATAATAATAATATAGTAATTAACAATACATTGGATTATGATAAAAATAAATTTACAATAACAGCTATATATACTGATAATATTATATCGTCTGATTAAATAATTAATAAAAATATAAATATATATATAATGGATCAAATTATAGAAATTCATTCGGATACAATGGATATAATATATAATAGCGATGTGGAAGAAAATAAAAATGAAGTTGTAAATACCAATCACGAACATCCACCTAATATAGTAGTTAAAAACCTTGAAGATAAAGTGATAGGCGCCATGTCTAAAATGCATGAAATTATTGCAAAAAAAGAAAAAGAAGAAGAGTCGTTAAATTTATTAAAAAAAGAAGTTGATATTATAAAAAAAGATGAATTAGAGTCTCTTAAAAATTCTAAAAAGATATTGGATAATAGATTAATGAAATGTCTAGATGAGCAAACTAAAAATATAATAATTGCACGTAGGTCATATCATAGTATAAATAATCAATATTGGTGGTCATCTATTTTTATTTTGATATTTTCTTCAACAATCACGTTTATAGAAGCAGTAAGATTGATAATAGAAAATACTGAAAGCAAAAAGATAAAGGCTTTAACGTATGCAATAAGCATATCTACGATGTTTATTGGGATATTGATAACAATAATAACAGGTTATATAAAGTTCAATGACTATCAAAATAAATTGGAAATAATTAGTAGTCGTTTATCATTATTATTGCAATATCAAAAGAAATTTGAAGTAATTAAGTTTCAATTATCAACATATTCATTGCCAAAAAATAAGGATAATAACTTATTGGTTCAATGTAGAAAACATAATTGTATTACAAAAGAAATACTTAAATATTTCAGTGATAATCTCAATAAATTAGAAGAAGATATACAAAATAACGAATTATTAAAGTATATTACTGATAAAAACGAAATTAGATATTACAGAGAATATGTTGATACATACATAAAAGACATAATGTATAATAATTACATAAAAACATTAACATCATATGTAGATAATGATGATAATGACGGTATAGATACAGAAGAGGAAGTAGAAAAGAAAAAACAAATATTAGAAAGAATAACAAAAATAGCAAATAATAAAAATAATAAAAATATAAAAGATATAATTGATTATAATATTTTCAAAGATATAAAAGATTTGAATGAATTAAAAGAGATAAAAGAATTAAACGAAAAAGAAAAAAGGTGTAGTGTATAAAATATATTATCAAAGAATTATATTTATTAAAAAAGTTAAGTAAAATTTTAGAAGATATACAACAGTATACAATGATGTGTCAATGTAGAATAAAAACCCACATAATTAACATAGATAATCCATATTTTTAATATATAATAATTATATAGAAATGTCTGGTAATACAGAAGAGCTTGATTTACTGAAAGAATTAGGTAAAATATTAGATGATATACGTGGATTTGCAGATACTAATATAGCAAAACCAGTAAATAAATTTACAGATGATAATATAAAAAAACCATTAAAAGACAACTTAAATATAAATTTATAGTGAATAGTTGAGAATTTTATCATCATACATTTTTTTTATCACAGAATGCATATTTATTACATCATATTTAGAATTGTGTGCATTTTCTAATTCCTTATCAAAAGCAAATTTATATATTTCTTTTAAAGAAGGGTTTTTATGTCTACCATATTGATTAATAATTTTTAGAATACCCTTACAATGTTTCATTGTACATAATAGTTTTTTTTTTTCAATTTCTTCAATAATATATGTTTTATCACGTCTATATAATTCTGATTTAATCACATTAATATCAAAAGCTATATTATGTGCAACAATATGTGTTACAGATTTTAGATTTTCATAAAATATATCAAAAACTTTATCAAAATCAATGCCCTTATCAATTGATATTTCATTGGTAATTCCGTGAAACTGTGAATTGGCAATATCAAAATTCTCTTTTTTAATTATATAATCGTGCATTTCCTTTTCATTAAAATTATTATCTGTTATCATATATGATATTTGGACTATACGTGCTGAATCATAACGATTGAGAAGCGTATAATATGGATATTCACCCCATTTTAAGTTTAAATTTTTAGTAATAGGTAGTCCAATCGTTTCAGTATCAATAAATAAAGCCATTTTATAATTATAATTATAAATATCTTATATCAATTTTTAATAATTTTTGATAGTACTTTATTATAAAAGTAATCAACAAGAGTTTCCCATCTATAATTTTTAAGGATATTTTCTCTACCATTTTCTCCATGTTTTTTTGCTAATTTTGGATCACTAAGATATTTCCAAAAACCATTTGCAAAATCATGTGGATCAGTTAATTCAGCCTTGCCACCAATACCATTAGATTTATTGTCTAAATAATAATAAAATTTAGGTTCTACTGGTATAGAATTATCTTTTGATAAATATTCTCTAATGCCGCCGACATAAGATGATACTTGTGGTTTTCCGAGACCCAAACACTCAAATACAGTTAATTCATACCCCCCTCCATTACAATTATTACAACCAACGTCGCAAGAATTATATAATATATTTATTTCTCTATCAGATAGTTGTTGTGGTGTTTGTACTTCTACAATAGTTGTTTTTACATATTCAAGTGGTACATTTCTAAATTTGACTTCATTTTCCAAGACATCCCATAAATTCCAATAAGCATCTATTGATGTTCCTACTATAAGTTTTACAGGTCTTTTCGTGTATTCATTTGTAATAAAATCCTTACAATTTTCAACATTAGCTTTATAATGCATTTCAACAAATTCAACCCATGCAATTATTGTATGATCCCAACATTTTCTAGGTTGATTTCTATTTAAATTTAATACCATAAAATCATCATCATTATATTTAAAATATGTCCTAGCAATACTTTTTGGTATAGGATAATAAGACTTTGTATCAAATCCATGAGGAAAATTATAAATAGGTAAGTCATTTTTAATTCCCAATTTTCTAGCAATATCCTGCCAATAAGGTGTAAAAGCAATTATAGCATCAAAATGTTTATTTAATAATTCAATATATGCTTTTTTTTGGTAAGGGTATACTTGGTCCATGTATGAAACAAGTTTAAAGTTTTTTCTTTCACTATTACATTCATTTATAATAGTATTTGTTAATGCTGTCGTAATCATATTGTCGTTGAATATTATGATTATATCTTGTGGATTTTTTTTGATATAATCACCAATTTCTTTTTCCCCAAATCCACTTCGTTTAGGATTTTCTGTTGCCATTGCATCATGTATCTTGACATTTTTGGGAATATTATCACGTAGACCTTTACCATTTGTATTAGCAACATTTTGAAAACCGTAAATAGTTAAATTAATATCTTTATATTCTCCTAAATATTTTGAAATATAATATACGACTTTTGAATATCCATTACTTGTACCAATAGGATAAGTCCCGCATAACATAACACGTGTTTTATTTTTTTCAGGCTGAGTCCACCAGTTAATAGATTTTTTTTCTGTTTCTTCACCAACAATTATAGTATTATTAATAAGATCTGATAAATTAACTGTCATTATTAAATGATAATTATACTATAAATCTTATATATCATTTAAAAAAAAAAGTTTAAATATTTTGCTACGAAACATGTTGAGGGATATGACTTTGCATATGATTATAATTAAATGGAGTCATTTGTTGATGTGGTTGAGGTAAATTCATAGAATACATCTTATTATTATTAATATATGGTTCCAACATATGTGTAGTTTTTTTCATGCCAATTTGAATAGATAATTCAACTAAATAATCACACAATAATATAATTATTCCTCCTATAAATAGTATTATAAAAACATTGATTATTAAATTAATATTATTTTGCGCTTTTTTATTTTCATCAATACTTTTTGATAATATAACCTCTCTTTTTTTAAGTTCTTCAATTTCTTTTTCTAATATATTTGTTTTATTATCAGCTTTTTGTGGTTCATTATATCCACCAGAACCCATTGTGTTAGAAAACTTCATTTGATTAAAAAATGCATTTTTTTCATCGCCATCAATTTTTAGTTCTAATGCTTTTAAATATTGGAGTGCATCTGACGCTTTTTTTCTTTCTTCAGGGCTAAGATTAAAATCAGAAGAATTTAATAAATTATTGCCATTTTTTAAAACTGTACTCGTATATTCATTTGTATTATTATTTGTATAAGATACGCTATTATTATTTGGCATATAATTAGCTAATTTATTATTAGGATTATATTTAACCTCGTCGTTTAAATTGTTAATATCAAAATATTGTTCTAAATCTTCGTCATAATAAGGCATAATATTGTTATTTGAAGCCATATTAGACATATCAATATCTTTTGGTGAATTAAAATTCTCTTCTGTATAAACTTTCATGGCATCATTGAATTCTTTTTTACAATTACCTGATGGAGGAATTGTATATATCGGTGATTGTAAGGGAGCACAATTTTTACTTGCATTTTTAATATATTCTTCATAATCATGTATTTTTTCACTAGATGCAGATAATTTACTCATTTCAATATTTGAAGGACCCTTATTTAAATTACTTTCTTGAACATCTGATGATCTATCCTTTTTCTTTTTCTTCATTTTATCAAAACCATCTAAATTATATGCTTCTTGTAATGTCGAATACTGCATTCTCTTTATTTAAGATATTCTCTATTATACAAAAAGGAAAGAAAAACGCAAAAAAAATATTTATATAATATAATTGTAAAGGATGAATATGAATGACTTTGAATTCGATGATATTTTTTACACTATACTAAAAGGGATTATATCGGGGTTTCTAATAGCTTATTTAATAATATTAGGTTTGAGACCATCAGCAGAATATCCAGATAATATCATAGAAATAATAGATAACCCATGGATATTTGTAGTATTAATTTTAATAAATTTCTATGCGATGCAATGGGATTTAACAATAGGTCTTCTATTATTATTATCAATAATAGCTTTATTGTTAGATGTAATTATATTTACAGAAGGAGAGGTATTTAATAGTGATATCAATATTGAACAATTCAAGGGAGGGGATAATGAAGATGAAAATGATGAAAATGATGAAAATGATGAAAATGATGAAAATGATGAAAATGATGAAAATAAAGATAAAAAAAATGATAAAAAGAAAGAAAAAAAGAAAGAAAAAAAGAAAGAAAAAAAGAAAGATAAATCAAATATTGAAAATTTAAATGATGAAGAATTTACAAATAAAATTGTAAATCTTGTATTATCATCAATAAAAAAGAATTTAGATAATTTTACTAATGAATAAATTTGCTTATAATAAGTAGAATATGTTATCAAATATCGAAGGCATCGAACCATTATCTATATTTTTTTTAATATTAGTACAATTTGGGGGGAGATATCTAAAAATAGAGCTCACACAAGCACAGCAAAAAATAATAAACAATGCCATATTTCAAACAATATTGTTATTTTCAATAATTTTTATGGCAACTAAAAGCTTAGCGAAAAGTGTTATTATAGTTTCATTATTATATATATTTATAAATGTATTATTCAATGAAAATCATAGATATAATGTCTTATCAAAAAAATGGTTAATTAAGGAAAAGATTCTTAAAAATAGTAAGGTAAAACCATTAAAAGATATTTATAAAAAAAATATCGAACATATTAGATAATTTTATGATATCTATTAATTATTTTATTAAATACTAGAATATTACTACTATTTATGTCTATTACATTTTTTAATGCTTTTTCTTTTTTCTGAATTTCATTATTTAGTTTAGCTTTATTTTTTTCTAATACTTCAATGTAGTTTTTATAACTTTCATTATTATTTTTTAATCCGATTGTATTCCTTTACTAAATTTATAAAAAATGCTGTTCCCTCATTTTTATTAAATAGTTTAAAATTTTTATTATTATATTCCCGGCAATACGGGAATTTATACTTTATGAATATTTCATTTCTATTATCAAAATAGATATACGAATTATTATCCAGATTATTGCAACATGATATACATATATTCTTATTGCATGTATAACAATTTAAATTTTCAGAAATTGTATTATCACAACATATATAACATTCCTTATCTGACATTTATTTTTATAATTATATATTATATATATAAAAATATATAAGGATATAAGTATATATACTTATAAGCTGCTATAGCTCAGTTGGTTAGAGCACTCGGCTGTTAACCGTGTGGTCGCAGGTTCGAGTCCTGCTAGCAGCGATTATATTTTTTATAGTTAATATTAAATAATGTTTTAATATTAATTTCTGATTACAATATTATAATGAAGTATGGAAAATTACAATGGATTTTATTTACAATAAATGAAAAGCCACAAATAAAGTTTA